CCCACGGGGACAGGCCCCGCCCCTTGGCGGTGTCCGGGCCGCCCACACCGGGGCGGCGCAGGTCATGCCACGCCTGGGTGCCGTCGATCTCACACCCGATGAGGACAGCGTCTTTCGCATGTCTGGTCATGACAGGTTCTCCTCGCCGTATTCCTTCGATAGATAATGGGTAATCTCCGATAGTAAATATTCACATTTTGCGGCATTCTTCCAGAGGCTAGTAGCTCCATTTTTTCCTAGGAAAGCACGCAGTCGTGTCGCAGATTTGGCGGCATCAAAAGCCACCTGAAGCATCTCGTTTAAAGCATCCATTTGTGCTTCCTCGTGTAGCTTCTTCCCTTCTTCTTTCAGTTTCTTCTCCAAGGTCAGGGCTTGGATGTCCGTGTCGGAAAGACTCATGCCGCGCACCCCTCATCCGACTCGTCGCCCGGATCGTCCGGGGTGGGCAGATAGTGGAAGAGCTGGTACAGCATGTCCGATGCGCAGGTGGCCATGCGCCACATCTGCGGGGTGTCATCCATCGACAGGAAGTCGCGGGCACGATCGGCTCGCACCCGGGCAACCCGCACCTCCTCGCGCAACATGTCAAGCTCATATGGCTCCATGTTGTCGACAAAACGCCTTGCCTCTGCATCCATGATGTTTTCCGTCATCATTTCTTTTCCTTTCGTGAAATTTCCATGTGGCATCGTTGCTGAGGTGTGGTTCCTCCGAAAATCCCGGCGCGCATTTTGTATCCGGGCTTCTCAAAATCCATTGCCATTTCGAGGCAGTGGATGGCCAGTGGGCATTAGTGGCACAGCCGGATCGCCTCATTCTGGGTTTCCACGTCGGAGTCGTCGGGGAACCACATGTCCGGATCCATGCCGGGTTTGCGGCACACCGCCTGTGCCCACAGGTCGTCGTGGCGATGGTCGGTGCGTGCCCACCGGGAGCCGACGTAGGCGGCCACCTCAGACGACTCAACCAGCGGTGCACCATCTGAGTGTTTGCCGTGTGTGGCGAGCAGTCCACGACGAATCGCGAGATCCAGCCGGGAACGGTTGACCCGATGGATCCGTGCGGCTTGGGAAATGGGGCACAGCGTCATGACAGCCTCGCAGGGTCCAGCAGATGGCAGCAGGCGGCCGCCAAGGTACAGAACAGAGCGGTGGCCAGCGCATGGGGCAGGTCGTCGAACCAGCCAGCCAAACCGACGACACACTCACCCAGGCCACACACGGCAAACACGACGGTGAACAGTCTGCAGGGGTTGAGTCTCATCACGCCTCCCCAGAGATGGCGTCGATGACCCTGCGCACATGCCGGTCGACCCGGTGCAGCTCCTCCAGGGCAATCCCGAGCAGCAGGCAGGACTCCTCCAGATGCTTCGATGCGCCGCCGGGATTGTCATAGTCCAGGTCGGACCGTAGCTCCTCTATTGCCACCTGCAGATCGTCAATCCGATTGCAGATGTGTCGTATCTGGTACATGTATTCGGCGGTCCAATGATCCTTGTATTCGTGCATTGTTTCTCCGTTTTTGGGTGCACTGAAGGCACCCCTGTAGGGGTGTGAAAGGTTTTTGATTTCAGGTCAGTCGGTGTGCTTCAATGCGATGGCCAGAGCAATGAGACACACGACGGTGAACACGATGTCGGATGCGTATCCGTTAAGCACGTCAGGCGACCCTCCTCATCAGGGCGGCCACATCGGCGGTCTTCAGCCTCAACGCCTGCGTGTCACCGATCGTCCAGCAGGCCAGCTGTCCACGCTCCGTCAAATGCCGAAGATGACGCGCGGAACAGTTGAGTTCTTTCGCCGCCTGAGAGTAGGTCATCCACCGGCCATACGTGTCGGCCAGCTCCTCGGCGAAGGTTGGTGTTCTTGTTTTCATGGCGTCGCCTGCCACGTTTCGTCAGAGACGCGCTCCACCATGCATTGCGCAAGTTCGATGAGGTCGAGGATGCTGTCCAGCAGGTAGACGACATCCTGTGCAGTCTGGCTGTCGTGTCTAAGAAACAATTCGTTGAACACTCGGTCGATGGAGTCGTGTGCTGCATTGAAACTGTTCGCGACTTCCCCGCGGTTCATGCTGCCTCCTCGTCCTCGTTGATGCCTTTGGGAAGTCGACCGTCCAGGAAACGGGTGACGAAATACACCTGGCCCTTGCCGGTGACCTTGGTGGTTTTCGAGATCGACACGTGGCCGTCGGAATGCACGATGGTGGTTTCCTTCACCTCGAACAGGTTGAGGTCCATGGCCTTCTGGGTGGGCATGTTCCACAAGCCGCCCTTGGCGGCGCACAGGTAGCCGTCGCGTCGCAGCATCTCGAACAGCCGGTTCTGGCCAATCTCGTAGCCGTTCTGACGTAGCAGTTTCGCCAAATCGCCGATGAGGATGGATGTGTGTGATGCGGACACGGCATCGGCGAATCTGGCCTTGGGGGTGTCGATGGCGGCCTGCTTCTCCAAGGCGGCGCGCTTGGCACGCTCGGACTTCAACTTGGTGGCCAGCTCGATGATCGTGTCCGGGTTGGAGATGATCTCCTCGATCTTCTGATCGGTGTGGTAGCCGCCGTGCTTGCGAATCGAGGGGAGAACCTCCGAGGTGACCCAGCGGCGGAACGCTGCCGCCTCGGGCTTGTCGGATCGGATGATGACTTCGTACATGCCAGCCTCAGACACGATGGTCATTTCCTGGTCCCCGCCAGGGGTGCTCATCAGATGAGCACCCTTCATGTCGTCCGCTATTCGCATGGCGACACGTGACGGTTTGGCTAGGTCGAGCACCTTGCACAGGTCGGCGAGCACGAACCACGGTTCACCGTCAATGGTGACGACGCGGACCGTATGATCCTCGTAGGTGAATGGCTGAATGTTGCTGGTCATGCTGCTGCTCCGTTCTGAGATGAGATGGCCGAGTAGGCGGCCGCGTTGACGAGGGCCATAGGTGGCTCACCAATGACCTGAGCGATGGAGATGACCTCTTCAATGCCGAAGGGGGTACTGCCTCGCATCTTGCGAGATAGGACGGTGCGTTCGATGCCCGTCTTCTCGGATAGCTCTCCGTATGGGATTCCCTTGCGAGCTACGGCGGCGCGAATCTCTGCTGCTGCCAGCTCTCTGGTGTCTAAGTTGGGGTTCATGGAAGGAACCATAGTCGCTTTTTAGACCAAGCACAACATGTAGACCAGAGTTGACATATCAGACCTAATTTTGCGACCCTAGATCTATGGTTAGACGTAAGGCTGTTGGCGCTGCGACGCGTTACATCGCGATTGCACTCCAGACGAAGCGCGAGCAGGCCGGGCTCACATACGACGATCTATCGGAACGCACCGGACTCTCCAAGAGTGGCGTCCTCTACAGCCTTAAGGGCGAACAGGCAATCACTCTGGAAGCCCTCCTCGCTTTGTGCCATGCCCTCGATCTCGACCCAGGGGTGCTGCTCAACGATGGGATGGTCGCTCATATCCTCGACACGGCAGAAACTGAAAACGTGGAGATCGGCACCCGCTTTATCGCTGGATGGTTCACTCAAGCCTTGCCATCGCATGGCGGCTTAGATCATGTCGCTGATGCAGCTGGATTAAATCGGCGTGATGTGGCAGCCGCATGCCAAGGGATCGATACTCTGACGCCTGAGATTTTCATTCCTCTGGCCCATGCCCTCGGGGTCGAGGACCCCATAGATCTGGCTCGCACGGCTACCAGCGGTGACGGCCACGACTTAATGAGCATGGATCCACAGCTGCAGATCAATGCAGCATTGCGGGATGACGATTCCTCGAAAATCAGTCGCCTGCACAACCAGTTGGAATCTCCCAACTTCAGCAAGATGGCGGCATATGATGTTGGCCATCCCACCGAGCGGGAACTCCAAGAAAGGGAGTGGGGCGATGATCATGCCTAACCCGTGGGCCGACCTCACCAGCCGGCCCCAACTCGACCTGTGCTGGGGTGGCCTGCCACCGGGACAGCTGGGTGCCACCGACGGGCACCGAATCTGGATCGCCACCGGCCTCACTGTCCGGGAGCGCCGCTGCACCCTTGC